GCATCAATTCTAGGTTATGGATAGCATCAAATAATTCATGTTTTAATTCTTCGTCTTGGGCAATCGCTGGGGTACGGGTAAAAATATAATCCACAAAACGGTTAACTGTTTCTGCCCATGTTTCTCTGCGTTTCTTTTCATCTACAAATCGGGCATATCTACTGGCGGCAATGTACTCTTGATACTGATCCATTTATTGTTTTTCTCTAGTTATGGGTTAATAAAGGGCAAAAAGGGCGACCAGTTTCTAGTCGCCCCGCCCACTACATGGGTACTTCTTAAATTGCGAAATCTGCTGCGGCGGATGTTGCACCGCCAAACTTCTCACCGTCCTCTAACTTCTGAACGTTGTTTAAACCTGCTGCAATACCTTTAGAACCACTTGCATCGTATGGGTAAAGGGTAAGTGACGCACGACCATAGCAACCGCTATAGAACTCGTCTTTGTCCATAATTGGATTTAATTCAGCATCAACAATACCTGGCTTCTCATTAGAGTTGGCATTGATGAAATAGTGACCGGCGTATACTGGATCATCTTTTTCCGCATCGCCATCACGCAGACCACCTTTAAGCATTTTAGGAATGCTTCCGCCAAAGTAAGCTGCGTTAGCTTGCTTGGTTTCTTCAAAGGCTTTATTGAAACGTGCTACTGTGTCTTTGTCAGACTTGGGGATTAGGATTGATACAGAGTACTTCAAAGAACCGTTCAATGTCTCAGCTGGTTCAAATACGTGAACAAACGAGAAACGAACTTTGCCAGTTACAAACTTGGTCTTTACTGATTTGACTGCCATAATAATTTTTACCTTTTTACATTTTTAGTGACTCAGACTTAAAGGAGCTGAATCGGTACCCTACTCATACTAATGCAAACTTCTTACTACTTATTTTCCACGATGTGAAATATTTACGCATCGTACAAAATTCCGTGAGCCGCTAGGGCTTGACGCATCGCCAAAGCGTTCATAAAATCGGCATGAACACTCATATCTTCTAATAATTCTGGTTCTTCAAAAACCATGTCAGTAATCTCTTCAATGCGCATTCTTAGTTGATGCACACCGGTTCGTTCTCTGCCACCCACTAAACCATCAAAGTCTTTGTAAAACTTATCAATTAAAATATCGGGCACTTCAAACTCTGAATCGCTGTATTTAACTAACATTGGTGTCCTTCTTATAATTGTAATGTCACCATAACTAGGCCTACGTTACCAAGAGCATACCCTAAAAAAGATATGCCCATGCCAATTTGACCTTTTATAAAAAATTGAATTGCCACAAATGTGTATACGCAACCTATAAAACCAATTAACCATGCGTTCATTCAAAGTCATCCTTTGCTGTTTCTTTAACTTTAACTAGTTTTGGTTGACCTTCTGGACGTATAACTAAATCACCTAAATGGGCCATAACTTGCTTGTTTATTTTTTCCAATGATGCCAAAGACTTAAGTTTAGGTGGTTCCCAAATAACTTTTTCATCCATGCCTTTTTCAATAAGCACAGTAGCTGCCAACGCATGATCAGATATTTTTCTGTGTGTTACAGTTGTTGCTAGCTTATAACCCGGGGGAATGACGCTGTTGTTAATTGCTTGTTCTAAGGCATAATCCTCAACGTCGTTAACCCATGTGCGTAAATCTTGGGCCCTGGAAAGAACTAGACTCATTTCATCTTCATCTAGTAACGGGGCGGGTCTAAATTCTAGTTTTGCGATTTCCGAGTTAAAGTCCGAGCGCGCCCTGCACTGCGCTTTGGCGCGGCAGAATTGACAGTGGTCACCTGGGAGGAACTCACCTGTGCCTGACCACGCTTTTTTGGCTTTTGGTTTGACGAAGTAGTTCGCCCAGTCGACAAGTTTGCTGATACTTGTGCCGTCGGTGCTAATGCTGTCAAGTCTGGGTTGGTGGATTGTGTAACTGACTTCACGTATGTCCGGCCATTCTTCTTTGAATTTAGACCACGCACCGAGCGCGTAGAGGCGGAGCTGGGGGTTGTCTTGGGCGTGGACAGGGATACCTTTTCCGAATTTAAGATCAATGACTCTAATTGCGTGTTTCGAAAGGATAACGACGTCCGCAGTACCAAATCCATCAGGTACCCAGTCACTGAAATCCACACGTTGTTCAAACAACGGAGTATCGCCTTCACCAATTTGTGAACGAACATACAAAACGTAATTATCGACGTTAGCCTCGAAATCGTCATCATAGTAGGATGTTGATTTAATGATTTCGTATTCTTTTTCATATTCTTCAATTCCTATTTGACCGTAGTAATGGCGCAATTTAACTTCTGCCAAAGCGTGAGCCATAGTTCCTTCTTGTGAGAAGTCAAAAGAACCTGGAGCTCGTTTTTGTTCGGGGAGGGTTGCTTCTAGTCTGGCAGATGGTGTGCAGGTTAGCCAGCGTTTTGATCCTGATGCTGAAAGCAGCGCGTGTGCGGTCATTTTTAGCCTTTTTAGTAAATGTTCGTCTTACATATACTAATGCAAAAAATAGGGCCTAACAAGGCCCTTTTTATACCACAATGTGAAATATTTTATTTTAGGGAGGAAATCAGATCAGCTATCTCTTTATTAAAGTCTACCACAACTTCTTGTTTTATTTCGGCTTTAATTTCGCGATTGTCTTTGTAGTCCTCTGGGTACTGTCCACGAAGGGCAATTTCGGCAACGCGGGAATTAAACCCACGGTTGTCAATATTGGCTAACATCATGTTTTCCCAGTATGCTTGACCATAAGTTGTAGCCAAGTCCATAGCTTCTGCAAACTTAGGATCTTCTTTTTTAAGTTTAATTGCTGTAGATTTGCTGATATTTAAAGCAGCATACATAGCTTTTTGCGATGCGCCCTGTTTGCCAAGTTCTAAAATAATCTTGGCGTGCGCATCTGTAAATTTAAATTTTTTAGCTACCACATTTCCACCTTTTTAGTGCTGCTGCTTTGCGTGTTGGTTTACCGTTCTCGTCCTTCATAGGGCCGGGTACACCAGACATGCGAGCGCAGAATGATTTTTTACGAGGGCCACCTTCTGGTTGAGGGGCTTTTAGATGACTGCCGTTTTTGGCGTTGTAAGCCTTGCGGCCAGCTGCTGTCATGCCAGCACCTTCTTTGGTGCTTAAATAATGACGGCCTTCGCCTTTAGTTGTTTTGGCAATTGGTTTGTCGTGTTTTACTGAGCCGCCGCTAGCTTTTTTAGCTGTTTTGGCGGACTCAACAAATGCTTGTTTGGTTGGCGCACCAGCCGAACCCGGTTTGCGCATGTGTTCACCGGAACCGCGTTTAATGCGTTCTTGTTTTGCGTGAATGTTTGCGTAGAGTCCGGGTTTGGTGGCCATGGTGTACCTTTAAAATATAACGCTAACACCAGAACGTTTGAGTTTTAAAACTTCTTCACGTTGGGCATCGCTGACAAACTTATTGATTTCAATGGCTTTATTAATAACATCGTCCATTGTGGGAAATTTAGGTGCTAGCTCTAGTGTTTCTTTAGAGGTCTTGTTGAGCAATTCCCAAGCTGCCATGTTGGCATTGTACTGGGTCTCTAAAAAATCTTTAGCTGCGTTAAAAACGGAAAAGCGTAGTTCATATGCGTTCATGTATTTCTCCTGTGTGTATAGTGTGTAGGTGCTGGTCTTTCCCAGCCGTCATCCCAAACGTCTCTGGGCAAATGCAGGGCTTCTTTACGCCCGCAGGAGCGTCTCCCGACGAGTCCTATATCTACTAATGCAAATAAAGAACTCAATCCGCCCTAGTCTGGCAGGATGATGGTTTTTTTGGGTTTTGACGGTAGTCCAGCTTCCCGAGCCTTTTGCTCGTTCTCCATCATCTTTCTAAACATAGGCATCATCTCATTGACAATGCCCTTAGTCATTGCCTCAGCCAGAAGACGATGCTCCATCTCCTGCTCTGCGGTTGTCTTTTTGGTTTTTTCGTCGATGTTGTCGGCAATCTTAGTGCTGAACTTACGATGCCTTAAAAATTGACGGATGAAGTTATCCACCGGTTGCCTCCGTAGTAGCCGTTGCGTTAGCTGATGCTGCTAATGCTGCTTCTAAACCAGCTTGTGCTTCTTGAATCTGTGGGTTAGCTTGCAGTTGAATAGCATTGATAAATTCACTAAGCAGGGTTGTTGGCGCTTGCTGTGGCAAGTTCAACAGGTTTAACAAAATGTTTACAGCCTTAACCGGAAAGTTAAGTGTAATGTTCATGTCGTCTAATACGTTTTGAGTTTGGTTGTCGCTCATTTTTTGTCGCCTTTCTTTTTAAGTGGTGCTAATATTTTTTCTCTTGCTGCTAACTTTACTGGGTCAGTGCAATACTGATTTAATTCAAATACCCTAGCGTGCATATCCATCAACTGCCAGCAACGCATTTCATGCAGCATCTTAATACCAAGTAAAGTGTTTGCTACTTCGTCTTCAGTCATTGGTTTTTGTGCATCACCATGATACTTATAAAATGATTCAAGATCATCAGATGTTTGCCATACTTTATAAATGGCATCTTCCATATCCCATGCTGTATATTTTTTCATCTGCCACACTCCTCTTTAATTTTGTTTGCTATTGATGGTGAACGCTTTTCAATTTCTCTACGAATGTACCACTCTGCCTTGCGCAAGTCTTCAAGTGCATCATCTTTAAGGTCAGCGCGCCATATGTATTTAATAGCATTGCCGAGATTAAAGCCCATATGTTCGGTGATCTGAATGCAATCGATCCCGGACGGATGGCTAGTATAGTGTTTAGGGTTGTTGACTACGTCGCGCATGCTTTCTCCTTAATTCGTTTTCTACTGCGTTTACTTCTTCTGTTGTTTCGCAAACCCACAATGTTGTTATGTCGGGGTATTGACTTGTATCAATATCTTCGACACCAGTAAGTGTTTCAATAATTGGATAGCCTTTGTAATTGCGTTCAATAACAAAATGACTCATAGTCCTAATTCCTTTTTTATAAATTCTACACCTTTTGCAAAGTGATAGCGCCAGTGTTTTTCTGACACGCCAACTTCTGTATAAGACAAACCATCCAAAAAACAAGTCAATACAAATCTTTGTTTTATTGGCATGCGGTGATCTATTAAATATCTAATGTCTTCTATATCTTCTTGGTCCCAGGGGAGCCAACCTTCAATAATTTGATTAGACGCACCGTCGGCATCGTCTTGCTCAATTGGATCTGGATCTTCATCAGAAAGGCGTGGCGCTACAGCGTTAACTTTGTGTTTGGTTTTTGTTCTCATGGCTATACTAATGCAAAATTTAGGGCATTTAGCAGGGCATCTTGCAAATTTATTTTGCCCTCTAAAACTTTGACGACGTGCTCGTCGATGCTATTAGACAAAACTAGATGGTGTATAATAACCGGCTTTTCTTGCCCTTGGCGGTAAATACGTGCGTTGGCTTGGATGTAGTTTTCCGAAGACCATGGGAGGTCGAACCACACCGTTTGTGCAGTGT